ATCCTCCACTAGTCTGCAATCTAACTGGATACGGTAGTAGTGTATTTGATAAAGTTCCTGTAATAATTAAATCATTCTCTGTTGATTTGAAAGAAGATGTAAACTACATTAACTGCAATACATTCGGAACTAATACATGGGTTCCAGTAGTCAGCACTATTTCGGTAACAGTAGCACCTGTTTACAATAGACGCAGACAACGTAAGTTCAATCTTGAACAATACTCGAGAGGAACTCCGTCGAGCGGAGTAGGATACCTATAATATGGCACAGTATACTCAATCAAGTCCTTGGGCAATAACATCACAAAATAATTTATATCTCGAGCTATTAAACATTAGACCGGTTCCTGCAGAGCCGGATGATTTTAGATATGTTATAGAAAGTCAATATAGATATAGGCCAGATTTGTTAGCCTATGACTTATACGGCAATCCTAAATTATGGTGGGTATTTGTTCAACGCAATATGGATGCAATTAAAGATCCCATCTATGATTTTGAAACTGGAACTGTAATCTATATTCCTAAAAAATCTAATTTAGAAAAGTTTCTAGGAGTCTAATGTGATTAGAGATCTTGGAAAGTCTATAGCTAATCTTATAAAACCAGACGGTAGCGGTATACTAGCAAGTCCGGGTGCTGGTTCTATAACTAAAGGTTATGCTTCTGTAGTTACAGGACTAACTACCAGCAAAGCGACTGATGCTCTTAAAGGTGGTATATCGTCAATCCTTGCCGACGCAGGGTTGTTCAATCAGATCAATACCACACCTCAAAACATAGTTCCTAATCCTTTAGAAAATTTTGCTCACTATACTCCAATATGGACCTTTGCCTGTTTAGAGCCTAAACAATATAATAATCCAGCAAGTTACAGAGGAAACCCAGCAGCACTAAAACATATTGTTTTTGCCAGCGGAGGAAGATTTGACAGTCAACGAGTTAATACAGTTCACGGTGCTCCGGAATATTTTATCAATAATTTTGTTATGGAGACTGCGATATCTGGAACAGTTAAGACAGGTAATTCAAACGCTTTCAAATTTTCATTTGATATAGTAGAACCTCACAGCATGGGTCTATTATTACAGAGTATGCAGAATGCTGCGATTAAAGCAGGCTATAATAACTATCTAAATAATTGTCCTTTTGTTCTCCGTTTAGACTTTATGGGTTATGACGAAGATGGTCGAATAATGACTTCGATTAAGCCTAAATTTTGGACAGTGGCTCTAACCAAAGTAACATTCTCAGTAAACGAAAACGGCAGTGTTTATAAGGTAGACGCTGTGCCGATGAGCCATAAAGGTTTTTCAGATATCACTAACATTGTTTACACAGATGTAAAAATTGCCTGCTCTGAAACAGGACCAGATGCCGGCACAGTGAAAGATGTTTTAGTTTCAGGAGAAAAAAGTCTTTGTGCATATCTAAACGATCTTGAACAAAAATATCTTGACGAAAAACAGATCAAAATAAAAGATGTTTATGTTATTGAATTTCCGGAAAAATCAGATGAATTTTTAAACGCATCACCTATTCCTGGAACTGAAAGAAAAGCCACGCTTGATCCTAACGCCAAAGATAGGGTAACTGTTGCAGGTAAAAATGTAGCGGTGTCCTTAGATTTTGGATCTAACGATATAGGTGCAAGTGATTTTGGTTTTGATCAGAAGTCTGGCGGTAATTATCCGTTCGCTCGATACGGTGATAAAGTTGATCCTAAGACGGGTGTTGTGTCTAGAGATAGGATGCAGATCAATCCTAAAACTAGAGTTTTTCAATTCACACAAAAACAAAGTATAACGTCGATTATTAACCAAGTGATATTGAATTCTGTTTACGCTAAAAAAGCCATCGATCCAAAAAATTTAACTCCGGAAGGATTTATCAAGTGGTGGAGAATTGATGTCCAGGTTCAATTATTAGATCTAGATCCGTTGATCGGAGAATATGCACAGAAATTTATTTTCCGTGTTGTTCCTTACATGGTCCATCATACTATTTTTAGTCCTCCGACCGCAGCACCAATTGGTTACGATGAACTTAAAAAACAAATCTGTAAACAATACAATTATATCTATACAGGACAAAACGTAGATGTTTTAAAATTTGATATTCAAATTAACAATTTATTTTTTACCGGTAAAAATACCAGCTCTGAACAGAAGAGCGGCTCAGTATCTAATCAAGACCAAAAAGGTGTAGCCACTGATACTGTAAAAGGTGCAAAGACCACAGAAGGTGCAGCACCCACCGCGCAACAGGCTACTATGGGTCGAGCAAGAGTTAAAAGAGATCCAGCTACACTGAGCAATATTGCGGGCGGAAATTCAGATAAAGACACAGAACAAAAAGTAGCTGAAGCTTTTCATAAATCATTTATTACTGCAGGTAGTGGCGATTTAGTAAACGTTGATCTAGAAATTATGGGAGATCCTTACTGGCTAATTGACAGCGGCATATCAAATTATTTTGCTAGACAAAGTAATAAAAGTAAATTATTAACTGAGGACGGAACAATGAATTATGAAGGAGGAAATGTGTTTGTTTATTTGACATTTAGAACCCCTTCAGACCTAGATGAAGTTACTGGTTTATATCAATGGCCAAAAGACGGAGGAGAAAGTCCGTTTAGTGGAATTTATCGTGTAACAAAATGTGACAATACATTTACAGACGGTATCTTTAAACAAAAACTTAAATGTGTTAGACAACCTGGACAGAGTCAAGATTACGGCAAACAGAATCCTAATGCTATCGGTAATCTTGTTATCGACAAACTTAAATCTATGGCTACTACTGTTGCAGGCGAAGTTAAAGATAAAAGCACTCCGGCTCAAGAACCGATATACGGAGGCGAAGGCGAATAATGGCACAAGAAAAACGATCATCGTATTCGGCAAGAGAAGGCGCAAGTTTAGAAAATGGTCCTTATCTAGCTAGGATCGTGGGACATCTAGACCCTAGTCTTATGGGCAGTCTAGAAGTAACATTACTAAGAGAGCAGGGCAATACCGTAGGTGACGACAATCAAAGTTACGTGGTCCGATGTGCAATGCCGTTTTTCGGCTATACTGCTTTTGAGTTCATGGGGCAGAACGATGCTTCTAAAAAAACCATAGATGGATATAACGACACACAAAAGAGTTATGGTATGTGGTTTGTTCCGCCTGATATTGGTGTTAACGTTTTAGTATTTTTTGTTAACGGAGACCCTAGCCAAGGTTATTGGATGGGCTGTGTTCCTGGAAAGTTTATTAATAATATGGTGCCTGCAATAGCAGGGTCTACTGAAGTAGACATGGATTCGGATGATAAGAAAAAATACGGAACAAAACAACCGCTGCCTGTGGCAGAGATCAATAAAAAACTTAATACTAAGACCCAGACCATTGATCCAGACAAAATAAAAAAAGTTGTTCATCCTATAGCTGATAGATTTTTAGAACAAGGATTATTAGAAGACGATACTAGAGGCGTAGTAACAAGTTCTGCAAGACGAGAAGCGCCAAGTGCAGTATACGGTATTAGCACTCCTGGACCATTAGACAAAAGGCCCGGAGCAAAAAAATCTCTAATAGGTAAACAAGAAGACCTTACACAAACAACGGTTCCGGTTAGTCGATTAGGTGGAACACAATTTGTTATGGACGATGGCGATGAACGCTATCAAAGAAAAAAATCTGCTAAAGAAGGACCGGTAGAGTATGCAGATGTATTAGCCGGTGAAAAAGGTGATCCTACAATTCCCTATGGCGAATGTTTAAGATTACGCACAAGGACGGGTCATCAGATACTTTTACATAATTCTGAAGATTTGATTTATATCGGCAATGCTAGAGGAACTACGTGGATAGAATTAACTAGCAACGGCAAAATAGATATCTATGCCAAAGATAGTGTTAGTGTTCACACAGAAAATGATTTAAACATTCGAGCTGACAGAGATATTAATTTAGAAGCTGGTCGAAATATCAATATGAAAGCTATCGGTGGTCGCACAAGAATGGAAATGGCACAAAATTGGGAAGTGCTAGTCGGCCAAGATGGCAAAATCTCAGTAGGCGGTGTATACGAGCATGTAGCTGTTGGAGACACTAAAATCACAGTAGGTGCTAATTTTGATCTTCGTGTAGGCGCTGCCAGCAAATTTACAGCCAGTGGAACTACAGATATCAAGAGCGGCGGGAATATCACGCAGAGTGGCGCTAGAATTGACTTAAACAGTTTTCCAGCAGTTACCGCTGCTGCGGCCACGCCAATTGAACCTATACCAACACACGATAATATTTCGACAAGTGTTGATGCAGGATGGGATAAAAGATACATTTCAGAAAATATTAGTAGCATTATGAAACGTGTTCCTATGCATGAGCCTTGGCCTCTGCACGAAAACCAAGCACCAGAACAATTAACACCTTCTAACACAGATAGGGAAGTATAATCATGGCAAATAAACTTTATAATCAAAAAACTGTAGCAACTAATACAGCTAGTATAGGAACACAAGGCAACACCAGTTTTGCCTATAAGGGATTCAATTCTTTAGAAAGTAAACGAAACTATAAATTATTCGATGTTGATCTTGTTAAGCAAGACCTTATAAATCACTTCTATATCCGCAAGGGAGAAAAATTAGAAAATCCAGAATTTGGCACAGTGATCTGGGACATTCTTTTTGAGCCTTTCACAGAAGAAGTTAAAAATATCATTTCAAAAGATGTTGAAGAAATTATAAACTACGACCCGAGAATTTCAGTTAACGAAATACAGATAGATAGCACAGATCAAGGTATTAGAATACAGGCAGATATTACCTATATTCCATTTAACATCAACGAAAGAATGACATTTAACTTTGATAAGAACAACAGTATTATTAACTGACCATATTATTTTGTTTGGTAAATATTAGATAGGACCGAAAAAATGACAACAACATCTAGACAAAATAATTTAATTCTAAATCAAGATTGGACTAGAATCTATCAGACATTTAAAAATGCTGATTTCAAATCTTACGATTTTGAAAACTTACGCAGAGTTATTATTACCTATCTGCGTGAAAATTATCCAGAAGATTTTAACGATTATATTGAGAGCAGCGAATACATGGCTCTCATTGATGCAGTTGCATTTCTAGGACAAAGTCTGGCTTTTCGGATAGATTTAGCCAGCAGAGAGAATTTCATTGAACTAGCTGAAACTAAAGAAAGTGTTATTCGTTTAGCGAAGATGTTGAGTTATAATGCTAAACGCAATGTTTCGGCACAAGGTCTTTTAAAATTTACAACAGTTACTACAACAGAGGAAGTGTTTGATAGTAACGGAAAAAATCTAGCACAACAAATTATTAGTTGGAATGATCCTACAAATACTAACTGGTTAGAACAATTTATTTCAGTGTTAAATTCTGCAATGGCAGATAATACAGAATTTGGTCGAAGCCAGGGATCTGCTGTAATTCAAGGAATACAAACAGAACAATATAGATTTAGAACTATTTCTGCAGACGTTCCTATCTACTCTTTTAGCAAGACTGTAGCCGCTAGAGGAATGGCTTTTGAAATAGTGTCAACAGCATTCAAGGGAGCAGAGTCTCCCTATGAAGAACCACCAGTTCCTGGCAATCAAATAGGATTCATTTATAGAAACGATGGTTCTGGACCAGGAAGCGCAAACACTGGTTTTTATATGATGTTCAAACAAGGTAGTTTAGAACTTGCAGATTTTTCTATAGACGTTCCAACTACTAACGAAACTGTAGCAGTAGACGCTACCGGAATTAACAATGATGATGTTTGGTTGTTTGGTCTAAGCGCGGGCGGGATTCAACTCGACCAATGGACTCAGGTAGCTAATCTAGTAGGAAATAATATTGTTTATAATAGTATTTCTCAAAACATAAGAAACATTTATTCTGTAGTTACCAAAGACAAAGACAGAGTTGAATTAGTGTTTGCTGACGGAATTTATGGTAATCTTCCTCAAGGAAGTTTTAGAGTATATTATAGAACAAGCAACGGTTTGTCTTATACTATATCTCCTAACGAGATGAGAGGAATTAATATCACTATTCCTTACACCAACAAACGAGGAGAAGAGCATAATCTTACAATCGGCTTAGCTTTACAATATACTGTGGCTACATCTGCACCTTCAGAAGGCATTGACACTATTAGAACAAATGCTCCTGCTAGTTTCTATACACAAAATAGAATGATCACAGGAGAAGATTATAATCTTGCTCCGTTGACCAGTAGTCAAAATATTTTAAAAGTAAAATCAGTTAATAGAACCAGTTCTGGAATTTCTAGAAATTTTGACATCATAGATGCTACCGGACGCTACAGTTCTGTTAATGTGTATGCGAACGACGGCTACATTTATAAAGAAGAAACAGAAAAAGTTTTAACTTTTAAGTATACTAGTAGAATCGATGCAATCAATTTTATTAGAAGAACAGTAGAACCTCAGTTTTCAAACGATGATACATTCAATTTTTATCTTACAAAATTTGATAAGATTCTGTTCACATCGGGAGAAACGATTGAATGGAAGACCATTACTTCAGATGTGAGTCAGTCGACCGGATATTTTAAGAACGGAACTTTTTTATCTAAAGTTGGATCTTATGCTACTAACAGTTTAAAATATGTAACAGCTGGATCTTTAATTAAATTTGTTCCTCCTACGGGTTTTGCATTTAAGAAAAACAAAATTGTAGCCGCTGATTCTAGCGACCCGGACCAGCTAAAATATATTTGGGCCAAAGTAGTTAAGGTAGTAGGAGACGGAACCAACGCTGGTAGAGGAACATTACCGTCTGGTCTAGGCCCTGTTACTTTGAGCGAAAATATTCCAATGGATGTAGCAACAGACAGATATGCGATTGCTACTAGAGTAGTTCCAAAGTTTGTAAATGATTTATCTACAGCTATTGAAACTGAAATGGTAAATCAAATATCTCAAGATTTAAATTTTGGTTTGCGATATAGTGTATCAGAACAAACATGGAAAATTATCACAGCTACAAACTTAGATTTATTAAGTGATTTTAATTTAGGTAAATCTGGAGATACAACAAATGCGGCTCTTGATAGTTCTTGGATTATCGCTTTTGTAAAAGAAGCAGACA